AGTGTCTCGTGTGTGTATCTAGCAGTGAAAGTTTCTTGTGCTGTATCAAAGTTTACACTTGATCCTTCAGGTTTAACTGAAGCATTTGCGAAACCAGATAACATCACTTCTTCTTCAAAAGCTCTATCAGAATTTTCGATATCGAAAATCTGAGTATGCTCGTCTGCATAGTTTTGGTATTCCAGGCCGAATAGTGCATTCAAACCTGGCTCTAGTTCTTTAACTAGTTGTGATCGTGATATAGCCATAATTTAATCTCCTATTCTATTATACGCCTGTTGTTAATTTAAATACATGCTCACCAGTATTGAATACAACGTATGCATTCGCATTTGCTGAACCTGTATCACTATTTTCCGGATCTTTTGATATACCGATTTGTTTGAAACCGCCAGATGTTCCAGAACTAGATGTGTCAATTTCTGAAGTTGATTGTCCAGAAAGAGTGCTTCCACTCGTTCCAGTAAAATCAAAAGCAGAGTTGTTCATCGCTGCTGTTCCTGTTCCATTGTGCTGTGCTTCATACACGATATAAGGATCCGCGAACACTGAAGCTACAATATCCGAAGCATTTGTGCTTGCTGGATAAAAAGCTTTAAATGTTGGTTTACTCGTTGACGGATCAGTAAAGAAACAACCACCGAATACACCTAATTGTTGTGTGTCTCCAGCTGCTGCTTGTTCTATACCGCCCGCTGCTACTGCTTCAACCACCTGACCATTGAAAATTGATGTTCCGTGGTTTGCTGCTATAGCGTACTCTTCTGTTCTGATTTTTCCACCTGTAAGATGTCTTGTAGGTTTAAAACCGAACGCCGCGTCTTTATTAGCCATTTTTTTTCTCCTTATGTACCTGCCCTTGCGAGCCTCCAGTACGGTTTAATTTATTCGTTGGCTAAGAATTGTTAAAAAATTAACTTTTCTTGGTACCACCGAAGGTTACACGAGTCTGTCGATCATTATTGATCGGCATACTTGGATGCTGTTCCTTCATTAAATCATTATCAATCGCGTCGTTTCGGTCTTGAGTTTGTTGTTCAAAATACTCTTTGCGCGCTTCAACGATTTCATCTGGTATCCTTGCCAGCACAAGGCCGCCAACTCCGATCACCCCCTTGTATTTACCGTCTTGAACAGTTGGATAGTCTACATCAGAATATTCATCAGATCTTACTAATTCAAATCCTGATCTCAACTTGGCTGACATATTTGATGAGTCATCAAAACCCATCGATTCAGCTCTTATCCACCTATGTTTAAAACCGTCCGGTGCAGGTGGTGCATCTAAAGATGATGGTGGAGTCCAAACTTTTTTCTGTTGTTTAACTTTTGTTTGACTCGCACGGGAGTTTATTTTTTTATCAGTCATATGCTTATCTCTCCTTCGTGATATTTAATTGTTTCGCATAAAGTTCTAGTGGCACACCTAATTTTTTAGCAATTGTTACTTGAGACGGCGTGAGTCTCACTGTTTTGCGACTTGTATTTACACTTCGCTTTGCTGAAGCTACTGTTTGTGTTGGTTTAGTCGTTTCCGTTGGTTCACTTGTACCAAATTTATGCGGGAAGTCAAGTCTCATACGCTTATCTATTTCAGTATAATATTCATCTGTTTGAGCATCAAACCCTTCTTCCTCGGTTAGTTTTTTATGTAAATCAAAAGCAGTGTAGGTCATAGCGTTATCTGTTCCAAACCATGGGTTCTTTTCAGCCCATGCTTCAGCTTTTGGATCTGGTGGAGATGATAAGGGAGCTGCTATAGCTTGATCTAAAGTCCTAGGTTTTTTGTCTTCAACTTTATTCTCACTTTGTTTTTTTAAATTAGCAACTCTTGCTTCCTCAACACCTAATCTAGCTATCATTTTTTGTGCTTCAACTTCAGCAGTAATATCTCCAGCCTCTCTAGCTTTTAATAATGTTGCTTGAGCAGCTTGTAGACCAGATGTAACTCTGCCCTCCATTGCACTTACATAATTAGGTTCTATTGTTGATAGTTTAGTTTTCAAACTTTCTTGCTCCGCTTTTACACCCTTGGCGTAATCAAGAGCGGCTTCTTTTTGTCTTTCAGCCTCTCTCCATTTCTTAGTTAGCTTTGCAATTCTTTTTTGAACACCTTCACTATATTCTTCTAATTCTTGTTTCTTGTCTTCTGTTTCTTTTTTCTCTTCTTTTTTTTCTTCAACTTTTACTTCTTCCTTTGGTTCGTTTTCTTCTGCTTTTGTTTCTCTTTCATTTTCGTAAGACATATCCGTCCCATGATCTTTTTCTTTTTCATAGGTTCGTTTATCTTCAGGTAGTTGAACTTCTACTTCAGGTCCTGAAGTATCTATATCTACCATTTCTTCTTGTTTTTGTTTTTCTTCTTCTGGCATAGTTTTCTCCTTCTATGTTTAATATTGATGAAATATATCTTCAGGGTTTTCGATGGTTGCTAATACTTCATCGTCATTTAGCAATCTTACTTCCCCACCATCTATCTGTATTCTTGATCCAGCGTATCTTGCAAAGATAATCCAATCGCCTTTTTTACACCAAGGTCCTTCTGGATATCTTTCTTTATCGTAACAATGAGAACCCATTTTTAAAACCATACCACAATTAGATCCAACTTGTTGTCTTTCTAATGTTTCTTGCCCTAGGTAAAGTCCACCTTTAGTTTTTTCTTTCATCTTGAAAGGTAAAACTAAAAGTCTCCACCCAGTAGGTTCTGGTAATTTAGATTCTTCTTTTTTTGATAAGTCTACTTCTGGTTTTTTTTCAGCTTCTATTTTATCTAATAAAGCTGGTTTATGTTTTGGGACCTCTTGTGTTGAGGTCAATAACTGTTCCTTTTTCATCTTTTTGCTCCTTGTTTTCTAGCAGGTTAGAGAGTTCCTGTAACATTAATTGATACGTTCTAGCTTGTCCTAACATATACTGATATTTTTCCATATTGTCAATACCCCCACTAATTAGAATGTCACCTACTTTTTGTAAATTATCTTTCATTAACTTTTGTATTTTTGCTACAATTACTAATCCATCTTCCATTATAATGTTTTTCCTTTCGCTGGTTCAAACTCATCTAGTATTATTAGTTTTTCTTTAGCAGTTGCTATTTTTTCTACTAACTTATTAACTTCTTCTATGTGTTGAGGATGTTCTCCAATTCCAACACTATTATTTAAATAAATATTAATAGTAGTATCTGCCTCTAAAATATCAGCATCGTATCTTGCACGAAGTGCCTCAAGTATTGCTCTTTTCATTTAACATTTCCATCTTCTCCGTGCTTGTCTTATTCGTGAGTTAGGATCGTTACGAGTTTTAGCTGATGCTCTTTTTAATTGTCCGAGCGATCTTGCGCAGTATGATTTTCTACGTTTGGCAGCTTTTGATCCTGGCTTCACTTTTCCAGTCACGGCTGTTTTTAATTTAGAACCTGGGTTAAGTCTTCTATAAGCTTTAACTCCAGCCTCTGTCATTCCAGCCCCTTTTTTAGTGGGTCTAAAATTTTTTTTATTTCTCGCTGGCATAGTGCCTTCTGAGTAATACGCTCTCATTAGATCATGCCTTTATAATATTTAAGATAAGATGGGTTGGATAAAGTAACTCCACCATAATCACTTTTTATACTTTTACCTATGTAACCTGATGCATAACCTTCTGCAGCTTTAGTTCTTTTAGTAAAAGTTTTTACATTTGTTGGTTTTGGTCCTGTATTACCCGCTGCTCTTTTTCGTTTGACAGCACTCGCCCTTTGCGAGTCGCTCATCCGTGTGGCTTTTGCAAGTGGGACGCATTTCGGATACTTTCTCTTCGCATCTGCTTTTTGTTTTGAACGGCCACATTTTGCGAATGAACCATCCTTTCGCTTGCTTCCAATATCTACCCATTTTTGTTTGAACCATTTATCTAAACCGTTCTTAGCCATGTTATCTATTTGGTCTTCGTGCTTTACCAAATCCTTTTATTTGCATGCAAGCTTTACCACCCATACCTAAACCTTGTCGTTTTAGTTTTTGTGTAGCTTCCATAAGTCCACCGCCTGCTTTATAAATTCTACCACCTTCAGCTTTTTTAGGGCCTCTAAAATCTTTTCTTTTTACACCAGATGGATCTTTTATTTTACCAGCACAAATTTTAGAAGCATATGCATTTGCGTATGCAGACGGATATACTTTAAATTTTCGCTTCGCTGCTGCTTTACCTCTTGGACATAGTTTAGTCATTTATCTTTTTCTTGCTGTTTGTGCAGCTCTTCTAAAATTAGCTGCAGTTGGCGAACCCTTAGAACCTTTTTTTCTCATTGTCTCACCTGAACCAGCTTTTATTCTAGCTTTTTTAGCTGCAATGTTTGCGTATAAACCTCTACCAGCCATTATTTAACTTTGCCACCTTTTTTCATAAAGCCCATTTTATTTCTTACATCTTTAGGTAGTTTTGATAAGCCTTTTTGTTTTTTAGGATCTACAGGTTTTAAAGAACCATCTTTATACATAGGTCTTTTGTTCATCATTCCGCCACCCATTTTTTTAACACGTCCACCCATCTTGTATCCTTTAGGTGTTACTTGTTTGTTGTATAGTCTATTAGCCATTATTTTTTTCCTCCATTTTTAAATATTTGTGTTCCCTTTATACCATAAATACTCGCGACGACAAGGATCCAGAGATTTGTGAACCATGACGGGAGCTGCTGGAACTGCTCAAAGAACTCTTTTATCTTATCTGCTGCACCCGGATCGTCCGAAAAGACCCCCCACGCAATCACCAAAATGGGCAACGTGAGTACGACCAAAACGAATTCGTCCTTCCAATCTGATTGTCTAGCTTCTAAGAGTTTTCCTTGGTAAGATTCCTCACCTCGGGCCATCTTATCTGCATGCATCAACTGTGCATCAGCCATTTTCATTTTAGTCTCTTGTTTTTTCTTGTAGATGTGCGTTGCCGCATTCAATCCAAGTTTAAGTGCACTAAACCACATACTAATCTCCTCTTCTAACTATTGAAATATTACCAGGAACCTTATCTGTAGAAGGTATTGTTTTTCCTAGTATAGTTTTTTGAATTGAAGTGTCTGCTCTTAGTTTTGCAAGCTCTTCGTTCTGTTCCAACTTGTCTTCTGCATTGTTTTGGTTCATCATAGCTCTCATTTTATCTAAATTTAGACGTTCTTCACCTTCTTTTTCTTTTCTAGCGTTATCTTTAGCCTGTAAATCTAGTTCTCTAGCTCTTAATTTAGCAATTGGGTCGTTATCAAACTGTGAAGTTATTCTTTTTTCTTCTTTTGCATAGTCATCCATCATTTCTGACACTAAAATTGCTTTTCTACCTTCAATTTTTTCTTGTAACATCCTTGCTTGTTGTTGCATCTGTGGATTTTGCATCGCCATCTGCATCATTTGCGCTAATTTTGGTAATTCTTCTCTAAATTCTATTTCAATTTGTTCTTGAGCCATTAAACTTATGTGTTCTAATATATTTTTTTGTATTGCAGCGCCAACTACCGGTGAATTTTTTACCATATTCGTTTCCATAAAATTTAAGTGAGCTGTAATATGTGCTTGATGGTCCTGTCCAGGAAATGCTTGAAAAGGTTTACCAGCTAAAGCATCAATATGTTCTAATGCTGGGTCCTTTGGCATAGGTTGCTCTGGTTTTTTTAATATTAAATCAATATCTTTAACACCCAATGCTTCGTACATGTTTCTATACACTTCGTATTGGTTGTGAATTTGTGGATTAGATGCTGCCAGCTGCATTTCCGTTTGAGCGAGTGATATCCGCTGTGTTTGTGAAAAGATATTTGGATCTGCAACTGGCAAAATATCTATGCGGTCATCGAAATCACTTTGCATGATTTGTCTTTGACCGCCAACAACATCATAGGGATAAACTGGAGGTAAGTAAAGTTTAAAAACTCTCGCCATTAAACCAAACTCACGTTTCATAGAAGCATATAATCTTTTATGAATAGCTGACATTGTTCTAGACCCTCTTTCCAACATGGCAACAGTTGTTCCAACTGCAGCTTGTTGATTGCCATCACCGACTTGTAAGTCAGCGATAGAGGCAAATCTTTGACCAGCACCAACTACAACACTCATTAACTGTAATAAAGTTGCTGATGGTTCTTTAAATGGTAAAGGCATGAATGCATCTCGTAAGTTTCCGCCAGGTGCATCCACATCTCTAAACTCTCCTGGTTGAATAGGTTGTGCTTCGTCTCTCATCTTGATACCACGCATCTTGAATCCTGCTGGTAAATTAGACAAGGTTCCGGCGTCAAGAAGCGATCTTAATGCTGCAGTAGCTGATCTTGATAATCCACCTATCATGTGAATTAAACCAAAACCATAAAATCCTAAACCTGGTAAAAATTTAAAGTGTACAAAATATTGTATTCTCTCTTTTTTAGAATCACCTATTTCGTAGTTTCTTCTAATAGATAATACTTCTCTAGATGACTCTTCAATAGTCACTATGTATGGTAATTTAATTCCTGTTGGCTCACCTGCACCATCTGAATCTTCAAAACCATCTATATCTAAATTTACATGACATTCTAAAAGTGTAAACATTTTTTGATTTCTTGTTCTACTTACACCTTCTAGCTCTCTTTCTTTTTTCTCTGACTCTGATTCATTGTCTTGTCCTGGTGTTAATTCTATATCTCTATAGAAACCACCAACCTGTTGTTTTCGTAATTCGTTTTCTGATATTTTAACAACATGAATAATTGTTTCCGCATCGTCTAATGAGGTAGCCGTATACGGAACAACTAAGTCATCAGCAGGAACAAATTTAGAAACTGTTCTCTGCATAATTTCGTCGTAATAAACTTTTTTAAAAGTAGATCCAGTTAGAGGTAAATAAAATAACATTTGATCAAACTCAGACTCATACTCTTTCATGTCACTCATAATTTGATAATTCATAAATTCTTTTACTCTTATGGATTGTTGTTCTTTGTCGGGAGTTGGCATTCCAACTATCTGTGTTCTAACTGGACCTTGTGCCGGTAATAATTCTTTGTAAGCTAATGATTGAAACTGTGTAACAGCTTCTGCTAACACTGGGTGAGTTGCACCTGAAGCTCCTCTAAATGGTTCGGAGTTCTCTTCATATTTAAATCCTAAAAGATCTAAACCTTTTGTGTAAGAGTGTTCCCAATCTTTTCTAGAACTTTTGTAGTCTTGATAATTTTCGTATAGTTCATGCCCAATTGGACTCAATACATTTTCTGGTAGTAATTCTGCTAAGTTTGCAAAGTGATCGTCACCTTGTTCTTGACTTCCCAAGTTAGGATCAAAATTTATATCAACACTGCCATCCTCGTTTTGTTGAACGTCGATAGGTTGATCTTGTTCTTTTTGTTCTTCTTGTAACTCTACCTGTAGTTCTTCAGGATTAGGTATATTTATTAACTGCTTTACGTTTGGTAAAGATTTGTCTATTTCTGCCATTTGTTTTCTCCAGTTTTACTGTCTTACCAGCATTATAATTAATATTCAACCCCTGTGATACGGGTCCTCTTTTTGGTGGTGGTCCTGATTTTTTACCAATCATTATGGTACAAACTCCTCTGTCTCATCTTGCATTCCTCGTATTCTATCTTTGTATTCTCCATAACTTTTTGCAAGGTCTGGTCCTAATAAATATGCAAGTCCTAACTCATCTGGTTTTTGTGTAAACTCTGCTGCTTTCGCTACATCAGCTACACCAAGTCCAACTCCAATAGGTCCTAATATTGGAACAAATGGAGCTGCTGCTCTAACAATTGGTTTTGAAACTTTACCAGCAAATTTTGCTATATTTTTTATTGAGTTTTCTCGTAAAGTTTCAACAGTTTTTTTATCTAATCGAGAATCTAATTCAGATAATTTTTTATTTTCTAAAATATCTGTTGGATCTAGTTCTTGTGCTGCAGAACTAAAATTTATTACAAATGATTTTTTAGTGATAGGGTCTATGGCTTCAAATTTTTTATATCCTCCAGACTGAGCCGCTAAATCAGTTCCTTTTCTATTTATTTCATCCATTAAAATTTTAAAATTTTTAGGATTTTTTTTAAGAAGATCTTCTTGTTGTTTGTACAAAGCTTTCATTTTTGCATCAATATTGTCTAAGTCTTCCATGTTAATAGAGGCTCTTGCATACCCTATTGTGCCAGTTTTAACATCTTTAGTGTACAAATCTGACATATGACTTTTGTGAAATTTTTCATTTCCAGTTAAAAGCTTTTCATAAGTTAAATCACTTTTTTTCTTCAAAGCTTCTCTTCTTTCTTTTTGAACTTTTGCACCAGTTGGATCGTCTGCTCCAATTCCTTTTTTATAAGTTAGATCTAAATTTTCTCTATAATATTTAGTAGCTCTTTCTATCTGTCTTTCAGATATTTCAGGGTATTTTTTTGCAAGAGCAGTTGCTGTTAAATTTTTTGGAGTCGCTTTACCTGCAGGGTATTGCAACTTTTTTTCTAAATCTTTAATAAACATTTTTTCTCTTTTAGGATCAGGCCAAAATGGTTTTCCTGTTTTTTCCTCTAATATCACTTTTGTTAATTTTCCAAATTTATCTGCTTCTTCTTTTGTTAGAAAAACACGAAAAGCTTTTCCATCTTTAAACTTATTAAGTGCGTATTTTCCTTTATTAGGTCCTTGTGTAACTAATTTAGGTTTTACAGAACCAGGCATTCCTTTTGGAATTGTGCCCATTGCTAACATCTGTCTTGGTCGCAACAGGTACGCCATCATCTCATTGTATTCGTGAATCTTCATTATACCTTTAATATGTTTGGTAATCCCATGTTTTTAGATTCATACTCACGCAACATGTCACGCTCTTCTTCTGTAAGTTCATCAAGATTTTTTTTAAATAACATTTGAGATAAATTATTTAACTCATCCATTGGATCTGGTGCTGACACCATTTGTTTTTGATCCATTACTTTTTTTCTACGCATGTCTTCTTCAAACTCATACATTAATCTTTCTAAATTTCTTTGTTTTTCGATAGTTTCTCGTTCCTTTAAATATTCTTCAAAAGTAGGAGTAGTGCCATCTTGAAAACCAATACGTCCGCCTGTTGCATTTGGTTTTCTATCTGTTGGATCAAAATCTTTTAATACTTCTTCTTCTTCAGTTTTTTTTATAAGTTCTAACAACTCATCATCTGTTAATCCTTTTTGTGGATTAGTAGGTATCTCAATATCAAACAGGCCTTCTATTTCTAATAGTTCATCTGGTGATTTTAAATTACGACCCATTTTATCAGCTTCTACCATTTCTTCTGCAAGATTATTAACATCAGATATTGCTTCACCAAAAGTATCCATAAATACTTCTATTGGATCTTTCTTACCTATCTCAATTCCTTTTTTATCTAATATTCTTCTAGCTAAAGCTCTCGTGATCCCTGTCGCCGGATCCAAGGCTCCACCGGGTCTTCTTGGGTTTTTTTGTAACATATCAACTGTCTGATCTAATTCATCCATTAACGGGCTGTTATCTTCAAGAGATGCAATGCCTTCTTCTTTTTTTGCTACCTCTTTTACCATTGGTATAACTGCACCTTCTTTTTTACCAGGTTTACCAACCACGGGTTTTTTAGCTGTCTCAAAAACTTTTTCAATTTGTTTTTTAAGAAGTGGTGTTACTTTTCCAAACTGTTGTTCAGCAAATTTAATTGCTTGAGGTATTTTTCTAATCGCTCCCGATCTAACTAAGTTAGTTAGTGCTAATAAGAATTGTGCTAATGGTCCCATAATTTTTTACCAATAATATTTATATCTTGTTTTTTTACGTTTTTCATCTTGATAATCTTCAGGGTGTACAACTAGTCCACCTTGTCTAAATCGCATAATAGCTTGTGTTGTACTATCAACCAAGTCATCATGATCTCCATAAGGAAACGCAGCGCATTCTTCGATTACCTCTTGGGCAAACTGTTTGTCTGTAGGTGCCCATATCATACCAGATTCAAATAAAGGTGCAACAGAATTAACTCTGGTGTGTTTATCGTTTCCTTTAGATGGTGTGTAGTTTACTACAGGTATACCCATGTTTCTAAGTTCGTAAGTTAACGGGAGTCCAGATGCTTTGGACTCAATCAATACAGTCTCTGGCTCCCAGTAATCGTATTGCTCTTTAGCAACTCTACGTAGTTCTGGAAACTCTAATCTATCTTTTATTGCATCTAATAATATTAATTGTGGTGGACTATCTTCATTTAATCTAAAAATACCCCACGTTGTAATAGCAGAAAAATCGGCAGATTCTTTTTTCATAAACGCTGTGTCATAACTTTGTATGACATGATCTAGTTTTGGAATATGGTCCTTGTCCCAGTTATTCCACCACTCACGTTTAAGTATGGCCCCTTCTTCAGACGTTGGATTCTGCATCCACTGTGCATTCCATTTGCCGAGTGATAAGGACGCTTTAACTCCTTCGAGTTCTTCTAGCTTCCAATATTCCGGCCATACAGGTTTACCACTCGGCATAATTGCCGGAAACTCTACCAACTCCCATTGATCCGATTTGGGTTCTGATTGGTTCTTTATAAGAATTCCTGTCAGGTCTTTTAAGTTCCATCGTGTCATAACGCAAACTATTTTTCCGCCTGGCTGTAAACGCTGTCGTGGTCCTGAAGTGTACCATTCGTATGCTTTTTCTAATGCACCCATGTTGAGTGCGTCTTGTTCCGAGTGTGGGTCGTCGATGATTAATAAATCAGCACCTCGACCTGTGATAGCCCCTCCGACACCAGCTGCAAAATACTCTCCTCCTTGAGCAGTTTCCCAGCGACCGGCGGCCTGGCTGTCTTCCCTTAATCTTGTTTTAAAGATTTGTTGGTATTCTGGAGAATCAATTAGTGTCTTAGCTTTACGACCAAAACGAACTGCAAGTTCTCCTGTGTGGGTTGTCTGTATGATTTTTAGTTTTGGATTTTGTCCTATCATCCATGCTGGTAAAAGTGTTGATGCAAACTCAGACTTAGTATGTCTTGGTGGCATATTCACTATTAATCTTTTTATTTTACCAGTTGCAAGATCATTAAATTTTTTTGCAATAATCTTGTGGTGAGATCCCTCAATAAACTCAGGCCATATTTGTTTTGTAAATGCAAGAAAGTCTTTCTGTGCAAGTTCTTTTTTGTTTTCTTCTTTGTATTTAAATAATAATTTTTTAAATCTATCTCTAACGTCAGGAGGTAGTTTATTTATTTTTTCTAAGTCTATTTGCATTTCGAAAAATTTTTTGTAAAATTTTTTTACATGTTGTTTTTAAGTCGAAATGAATTTAGCGGCATTGACCATGAAAATCAAGCAATATAACGGTAGGTTGTGGGACCCCTTTGTATATGTATAAATTAAAAAATAAAAACGCCAGGTATTTTGCCTGTCGCTTGGTACCTCTATTCAATGCCCGGGCCTAGTTAGTCTGGTTGTCCATGTTTAAGGGGCACACCCCACCAAGGCCCGGACATCACCTGCGCTGCACGAAGACGGACCAAAGCGGTCGGTGTGACGTGCAGTCGGTGTGTAGTAGTTTGAGTTTATAAAGACGTACACTACTAAAAGGTCTTATATCCTATATAATCCTTGACAGGTTATTTGTCAAGTGTTAAAAACAAATCAGAAAGGAAAAATATAATATGGCAAAAAGCACAATGCAAAAATGGCAACGGGACCATTTCGTATCGGAGTTAAACCGAAACTATGACCCATTAATAAATGCTGCGGAATTGAAATTAAAATCAATAGAAGCAGAAGCAATAGAGATAGCTGAAAAAAACTTAGCAGATGATATTGGAGCGACACCAATAATAGATGAGCTGCAAGAAGCTATTGACAATGTTAAAAGTAAAATGAGTAAGGCGGCCAGGTTCTTTAGAACATCCAAAGTAGCCAAGAAAAAAGACGTCAATTATAAATTTCAAGAAAAGGAATTTAATTTAGACGGCTACCATTCAAATAGAATAACTCCAGATGATTGTTGGGAGCAAATAAGAGAATGGGCCGGGGATTTTGCACGGGCAAAAATTAAGAAAACACCCGAGGGCAAAGTTCTTGCGACACTGGAGGATAATAAAAGGGCTTCATACAAAGAGATCATGGAAGCAGGCAGCCCGGATAGTTTAAAAACTAAACTACATAATAACCTAAAAAAAGACGGCTTGTCTTGGAGTAAGGAAGTTAAGGCACTGCCACCAGTGGACCAGACAATAAACTAACACTTGACAGGGTATCCTATTTAATATAGGATACCCAATAGAAAGGATAAATATGAAAACATTTAATATAACTTATTGGGCACAAAAACACAGAAAGCATATTACAAGAAAAGGCACCCACAACGATAAGAGCAGATTTGGTAAAACCAAAAAAGGTATTCCATATTATGTCTATTATGATTTAGATGTAATGGGATATAGAACGGCAACAACAACTTGGAAAGTGAGGCACTGATGGAGTGGTTTTTATTTTTAACAATAATGAGTTTAATAGCATTAAGAGTATGGAGAGATATGTAATGCCAGTAGATTTATTATTGATAATTAGTGGCGCAATAGTTTGTTACTTTATTCTTTGCGTATGGAGCGAGACTAAGTAACTGATCCCTGGTCTAACAACTGACGCGCGAGGGAGCTTCTGGGATACAGAACTCTGTTAGACCTGGGATCAGTTGTGAGCGTTGGTATTCTCGCAAGAGAAGTAACACCCAGCGCCGCTGGTCACTTTAGAATGATTCTAAAAATTATTCTAAAGAAGAAAGCCGCAAGCTCCAAGCTGTAAGCTTGACGGATGGCCTGATTCAGGTTATAGTAGGATAATAAAGGAGAATAAAAAATGTTAAAGAAAGAATTACAGAAAATTGTCGGAGGCCTGAGCAAGCCAAGCAAGATGCCTGGACCAGCTTACAATATCCCCGCTGCTGCATGCATCACCGGGTCAAAGCTTGTCAACGTTAAGGGCTCAGTTTGTGAAGGCTGTTACGCTCTGAAGGGTCGATATAGATTTCCAAATGTTAAGGAAGCATTAAACAGAAGATTAAAAGCATTACAGCATCCAGGCTGGGTTGATGCAATGATACAATTAATAAAACCGCACAAAGAATTTAGATGGCACGACAGCGGAGATATCCAAAGCCTGGACCATCTTAAGAATATTTTTAAAGTATGTGAAGGAACACCAGACACCAGCCACTGGATCCCGACACGTGAAGCTCAGATATTAAAGCAGGTGAAACCTGAAGAGGTTCCAAAAAATTTAATTATTCGTTTTAGTTCTCATATGATCAACCAGGGCCCAGTCTCTTTCTGGCCTTGGACGTCTACTGTTAAGACTGATGGGCAGCACAGCTGCCCAGCTGATCAACAAAATAATGAATGCAGGGATTGCAGGGCATGTTGGAACCGTGATATAAAGAATATAAGTTATGGCAAGCATTAATGTTCAGACATCCAAAGTATTACAAAGAATTACGAAAGCTACGTAATAAATCGGACCAGGCCATTAGCGACGAAGCTTCGACGGAAGCGACAAGCGTGCGCTCTGGTCCGGGCCAAAAGCAACAAGCTGCAAGCGTCAAGCCCCAAGCAACTCAAGTCTCGAGCGACAAGCATCAAGCCCCAAGCCCCAAGCGTCAAGCTCCAAGCCGCAAGCGACAAGCTCCCTGATTCTTCTACCCTCATAAAGTTTCAAGCCGCAAGCTTCAGGGGTCTGGACTAGGATAAAACTATTGATAGGATGTTTCACGTGAAACGCAATTTGGTGTGGTGAGAACCTAACAGAATTACGTTTGGTTACTTTAAACTCTATTGTGAAAAATACATTATTTTTATTGTACGCCAACACATCCGGACAACCAAGTGACGCTGTATTTTCTATTCTTGTGTAAGAAATATTAGGTGTGTTTTTTTTAAAATACTTATAAAATTTAGCTTCAGGTCCCATATGTTTTTACAGTAATGAATGTTTATAACTTTTTCTTAACACTACCCATTTTCCATGATTGTTGAGTAGATAATTCTATTACAAGTCTATGACTTTCTCTTGCACCAATTATATTATTTTCAAATAAACTGATAGATAATATATCGAACTGACCATCAGGAGAACGAAACTCACCTTGTGGTAACTTAACAACTACTCTTGCATCTTGGCATGTTGGTGATTTTAAAAATCTATCTAGCTGTCTTGCTAATTCTTTCGCATTTATCATTAATTGACTTTTACTCTATGTTACGTTAATAGTCAAGTATGGGTGTACCAAAAAGATTAACAGAAATGCAACAAAAGTTTGCAAACTTATTAGTAACAAACGAAGGTAGAAAGACTGCCTATGAATGTGCTATTGAAGCAGGGTACTCACCAGATAGAGCAAGAGTAACAGCATCAGAATTACGAAACCCAAAACTATATCCACTTGTAGTTAAATACATTGGTGAGATTAGAGAAGAGTATCAAAAAAAATATGAAGTGACTTATGAAAGACACATATCAGAACTTGGTAAAATTAGAGAAGCTGCACTTAAAAAAGGTGCCTTCTCAGCTGCTAACAATGCAGAGGTAGCAAGAGGTAAGGCAGCAGGTTTATACGTAGAACAAAAAATAATACGTACAGGTAAATTAGATGACATGTCCAAAGAAGAAATGGAAAAAGAATTAAAGAGTATTATTGATGAATACTCACCATTGTTAGAGGATGTAAAAGTAGAAGATATTAAAAAAAATATTGAAGAAAAAAGACTACCAAGAGTTAAGAAAGTTAATTAATCTTTTTTATAGATCTAATTACAGATGTTGGAATTATAGTTGTATTACCAATACTATCAAACGTAGGTTTATCTTTTGTTTTTATATAATCTGTAAATATTCTAGTAACGCCATTCTTCTGACTAACAAGATAACCTTTAGATACACATACAGGTAATTTTTCTTTGTTAAGTGATTTAGTATCAGACCAACCTGCATCGCCTTCAATATCGCTCCATTCTATTTCTACAAATGGATATGCAGATATATCACTACCCAATGATTTTACATTTAGAGGTATTAACTTTTTACTTTTAGGTTTTTTTCTTTTACGTTTTCTAGGCATAAGAACTATATATCAGACCCCTATAGGTTTTTCAAAATTTTAAATGCAAAATTCAAATCCAAAGTACTCGCGCGGCCCCTATCTTAGAATCGTTCTAAACTACACTATCCTCTAGAATCGTTGGTATTCCTTGCTGATCACCAAAGTGCCTGATCACCTCTCTTTTTGAGAACCCATTTTGCAAATTTAACAATATCCAGAAACCTATAGGCAGGTGATGAACCGCATAAAACCTCACTTTTTAATTATGTCAATTCTGCCTTATTTGCCTTATTTTTGTCATTATAGAATTTATCTATTTTTTCTAGGAATTTCCATTGATATTTAATAAACTCCTTGCCTTTTACTTGAAACTTTTGGAAATAATTATCTGGAGTACACATCAATATGACCCCTTGAGTGATCTCAGTGCCATATACAAAGTTATGTGCCATAGCATATGCCCCTAGTTGCATGAAATAGTCGTCAATCCATTCCTTACGCTTGGGCCTATTACTCTGTTTGAAGTCTATTATAGAATCTTCATAGTCAAATACACCAACTAAGTCTGTTTGACCTGCATATAAACCTGGATAATATAGGGTAACCTCACTGCCCCATATTTCAGAAACATCGCATAAACCCTTGTTAATAATCACTTGAGCCATGTCACCTGCTACCTGACCCTCGTCTGTTAGATCCTTGTGTCCTTCTCCCAAGATATATCTTTCAAGGTGTAAGTGCATGTTTGTACCGCGGCTGGCCGCCTGATCCCTGACTCTTGTGGCCTGTTCCTCGCCAACTTTAGCAGTCCACTTCGCAATAGATTCTTTCTTCTCGTCAGATTGTGTAGCAGATAAAATAGTAGTCACCGACGGTAATTTTTCGCCAGTTATCTCGTAGTGTCTTTTACCTTCAATTGACGTTCGCATTGATGTAGGATAGTCAAATTGTTTATTCCACTTAAAACTCAAGGCCAATAACCAGTCCTTTCTTACCATCTTTTTCGATGGCAGGAGCTATAAACCAATTATCTTTCTTGTATCTAATCATCGGCACAACATCAGCGTAAGTATAACCTGTAACAAGTCCTAACTCCCAACCTTCGTGTTGCAATCCAATATAACTAGATATTCTTTCTTCACTATTATAAAACACACCGGATATCAAAGCATCTTGTTGACATCTCGCGTGTGGATGTAGATTATTATATTTATTCTCTAAACCTACATGTAGAGATACTGCAAACAGTAAACTTAAACAACTCATTCTAACGCCATCGCTTTCTTATACAATTCTAAATCAACTACGTTGCCATTTAATACCTTACCATCATAATGATTTATTATTTGATGTATCTTTTCAAGTTTAACATGTGCATAGGGATACAATAAACAACATACATAATACGCATCACGGTGACTACATCGCCAACGCCATTGTTTTTTTCTACCTGGCCTAACCTTTCTTGGTCCAACCTTACCAACTTTTAAAACTTCATAAATCCATCTTAATATAGATTCATCAGTCATTGCAATCTCCATTCTAATAACTGTTACATTATGAATAGGTTTACCAGGTCTTTGATGTCTAGTTTGTTTTGTTTTTTTAAAATAAACAGAACCCTCTCCATCAAATAACCCTGCTATATATGCTATATCACTTTCTCTTATCATTTCTCTGCTCCATAAACTAAAGCAGCGCCTGTGTTAATTAGATCTACGCTTGAGCAATGGCTTAAGCTCAACATAAGAATCAAAATAATCATCAAATTCTTTATCATATACTTCTCCTTTCGAATTACATAAATCGCATTGTACAACAACAGATACTCTACCTTCTTCTAAATTACATTTAATAAAACCATTACCCCTGCACTTTGGGCATATCTTTTTGTTTTCCGTTGTCATTACTTGTTTCCTTTGAAGTTTGTTTTAATGATGCAAGCATCGCTATGTGTTGTGCAACCTCTCCATATGGCCTTTGCCACATGTAAGCTAACAATTGTTTTCTTTGGTCTTCTGTAATTGTAAACATTATTTCTCCTTTATTTTTCCGTTAAGTTTTTTTACTTTTTCATTTGCTATACATTCTACTGTTTTTGATATGGACAATTTGCTATTGGGCAATAATACCTTCGACAACTTCTCCAAAGTAGAGTATGTTTCCTTTGACAGGGAAACGTTTCTATATTTATTTATATCAGTCATGTGTTCCTTTCATTTATTAATAATGATAATATAGGAGATTAATATAATAAGTCAATGACAAAATTTATTTTATTAATGTATTTATGCAGCAATATACCAGGTAATGCGTGCCAACAATTTGAGCCAGAATATACAGAGTTTAATAGCTACCATAATTGTGCAATCTACGGTTACAAATACTCTGTTGAATTATTAGAAAGTTTTAATTCAGAATTTATCAACCAATATAGAGTCTTTACATCTTTTGATTGTAAAGAAGATGCAGCTATTTAATTAATTCAAAGCACTCAGACCCAAACCAATAACCCGAACCATTATTCATAACCCACCTATTGATATCTCCATTATATGTGCTAACAGCTTCCATGTGGTCCTGACTAAAATCCATACATTCTCTAAGTGTAATAGGTCTTGTAAACTCAAGTAATTCTTTTATGTATAACTCTCCTGGTATTTGAATTATTATATGCATCGCATTCACTAGCTCGTCCATAATAAAACTCCCTTATTAATTTATACCATTCATCTTTGTACTTAGAATCCTTGGTCTTGTTCCAATTTCTTGCCGCGTCGTCTATCTTTTCGGGATAATTTGTTATATTCATTTACTTTCGTTCCTAGGTTTATTATCTTTTTAATACCAGACCCTTGCAATTGTATATCAACGCCATAAGGTTTCCATGCTTTTTTAATTATGTTTAATTCTAAAATAAAATTAAACCATTGTTTTTGTGACATTTTATTTGCCTTAATCTTTAATTCTTTCATTCGCCTTTCTCTTCCCTGTCTTTTAATAACTGCTCTATTTTATGTGCGAAATGTATTAAATTTACTTTTGTAAGTCTTTCTGCATGTGTCATAGCTTTACTAAAATTATCGTCTTGATATTTTTTAATTTTATTACTAAACTGTACTTCTGGTATCCCCCATCTTGTTTGGTCTGTCATTTTTGTAGGATAAAATTTAATTAAATATATGTCAACCCTTACGTTGTTTTTTTTGCTGTCATAAGTTTCTTTCTACCTCTGCTATCGTAACAATATACTCTTTACCTTTGTAATTTATTTCAAGATCACGTTCAAACTCTTTTGTGTTATTAATCCAAAAACCAGATCCTACACATTCTAAATTTTTATGTTTGTCCATAAATCTTTGAAATATATTACCTATTTCTAACACTCTTGATGCTTTTATTTTTTTCATTTTTATTCCTTTCATTCTGTATATATAGGATATTATATGATGTTTGTCAACCCTTACGTCGTTTTTTCTGTTGTCTCTTTTCTTGTTTATTTCTATTCTTTTTATGCCTACCTGGACGCTTACGAGGTCTATCTTTAATGTAATTGTTTACTCCGAAGGTCGATTTCTTTTTAGCCATGCTATTTCACTATCTTTCAATTGTATATACCTAATACATCCATTAATATGTTGTTTTGTATCTTCTCCACAGTTAGTGCATCTGTAATACTCTGATACAATTGCAACGAGTATTGTATCCTCTTCACAATGACTACAATGTCCTGTTACTGTATCTATGTTGTGAAAATTAAATCCTACGTATTCTTTCTTAGACAAGGTCTGTGGCCTTTCCCAATACAGGTTTATATTTTGTTTTACCTTCTGATTTAAATGCATGTAAAAATTGTTTTCTAGCTCCTTCAGGTATGTAGCTGCAGTGTATCCACCCACTATTCGGTTCACCTGGTGTGTAGAACTCAAGAATTAATTGGTCATACGGTAACTCTCTACGAATCCAATCAGCTAATTCTGCGTTATCTACACCCATAACTTCGAAGTCTGCGGCCTCTGCTTTTGCATGTTGACTGTTAACTGAGCTGCCAATTGCAATACACAACTCACTACTACGAAAGCCGCTTGTCACCTTAACCCT